ATTTTGAGAGAGCTTGGACCCATAAAAATCAGCAAGCTGCTGGCCCGTTTTGCCAGCCATATAGCTGTTGTATTTCACCGCCTGATTGTAATTGCTTAATGTCTGCGACACTGGCTTGTCAGGGTTCTTCAGCACATTGATGCCAGCCGGACCCATGCCTTGCAGCGCATAGATATTTTGCGGAGTAACCGGCAGATTGTTTTTTTGAAGGAGATCGACGTTGTACTGCATCAGCGTGGTGCCGACACGCGCATTCTCTTGAGGATTAAACGGGCTGCCCTTGCCCTCAAATTGCGTCCATGGCGATGCTTTGCTTGTGATGACCTGAAACAGACCTTTGGCTGTTGTGCCCTTGGCCTGAAGATTAGGATTGAACGTGCCGCCAGTTTCAGAGGCAACAACCGCCTGCGCCCATGGTGCAGGAACATTCTTCTGTTGCGCTGCTTGATTGGCGATGATTGCTCGCACAATGTCAGGCGGCAAATCTTTACTGCCAGCCTCAACCGCACCCGGAGCCGGAAGGTCTGCCGGATTGACGGAAGACTGAGGGCCCAAGCCTCTGCCCGGAGCCGTGTTGAGATCAATCGGGCTAGTGCGATCCCATGGCGTAGTCGGCGCTGCCGCTGGCTTGCTGCCTGCAATTGCACCACCAACAGTCGGACCACCAACCAATCCCGACAACGTGTTCAGAGGACCGGCAACAGGCACCAACCCAAATGCTGCATTGATTGCAGTGCGGCCCGGATTGGCCGCCATATCAGCCAGCTTGTCGGTGATAAAGTTACCACGGCCAGAAGTCGGTTCAGCTTGTTGTTGCTGCTGTTGCTGTTCGCGCTCGGCCATAATCGCGGGCGTCGCAGGATTGTTGGGGTCATATCCTGCCGCTTCTGGCGAACCATCTGTCAGCCGTCTCCATTTCAGGAGATCATCTTCAGATGGGCCACCTTTTGCGCGCTTGGCTCTCTGCTTCACAACGCCTTTAGCGATGAGAAGCGCCCGCTTTTTTTTATCCATCACTGACCTCCAAGGAGCGGAGGCTCATTCTCCTCAACCCGCCCCAGCATAGACGGGTCAACAATTTGCTGGACGGTCGGCAGGATCGACGGGTTCTGCGCGATGTTCTCAGCCAAACGCAAGGCAGCCAGACGCTCGCGGCTTTCGCGGTCACGCTTGCGGTTCATTGCATCCAACTGCGCATCCATGCTGCGCTGTTCAATCTCAGCCTGCTTCACTTCAAGATCAGCCATCTTGTACTGATCTTGAATCGGGTTTGCGCCCTCCGGCCCCTGTCCAATCTTGGACATGATCTCCTGAGCGCGAGCTTGATCAAGCGCGGCCTGCGAGTCAGCCTTCTGCTTCTCAATCTGAACCTTCGCCATACGCTCCATGAGTTCTGGCGGAGGCTTGCCCTGCGCAGATGCGGGCACCATGAATTGCTCAGGATTGCTCCATCCAATTGTCTGCAAAGCTTCAACGTCCACAGCGATGGGGTCATACATCGACGGGTTCTGCATCTGAAGCTGCTTCAGCGCCATCACCTTCATCACACGCTGGGTGTGGCTGGCGGTATTCGGATCAGCCTGCGGGACAAGATTGCAGTCATCCAGAGCGCGCACGAACGTAGCCTCATCCCACGGATAGCTGGGCTTGCCTTTGCGCTGCCAGAAGCTCTCAGGGTTCTCGCGGAAGCACCGGGCCAAGAGTTGAAACTCTTCAGCCTGCGAGGCGTGCATACGCTTATGAACCGCGTTTAGCACCTTGGTGGCCTGATCAATCAGAGCCAGCGTCGTGCCAACCGGCGCATCAGCCTTGCCCTCACCCACGGCCATTTCAGCCGTGCCGCCAACGCGCATACCCGTCTCGACCATGTTCTGCACAAGGTTTATCAGCGACGGAGCTGCATTCGTGTTGTACGGGAGTGGCATAACAGCTTGGTTGAGTGGCATACCGCCAGTCTTCACCAGCGCGCCACCGCCCGGAGGAACGCGGAAGATGTTGGTGTTTTGCCTAGCGCCAGTGTCGGCCATCAGGAAGCCGGGGAAGTTGGCGTACATGCCGCTGTCCAGCAGCTCGCGCCATGCAGCGGTGACAGCATTTGTCGTGTTGCCAAGGATATGCAGCAAGCCAATGTCATAGAAACCAAGGCCGGGAACAAACGTATACTTCACGAAGTTCGTGCGGGCCTCCGGCAGATCAGCCGTATCCTCGTCGTAGTTGCGGACAATCGACAGGATTTCCTTGGTCGAGGCGTCGATGGTCACGCGGTAGGGAATTTCCAGCCCGGAAATCTTGCCTTTGTACTTGTGTTCGAAGCCGGGGATGTCCAGCTCGCAATAGCACTCGTAAATCTCACGGTCGCGATCATTTGGGTTGGTCGCAACGTCTTTCACGCCCTCAATCGCATCTTTCTCGCGCTGGGCCGAGTTTTTGTCGGGCTCAACCGGCGTTCCAAGGTCGATGTCGCGATAGACGCCGAGGATTTGCAGGCGCTTCACCGTCGAGGCGCGCATCATAACCTTGTGGGTTACACGCTTGGCATTGCGTAGATCAGTGGCCGAGTTGTTGACGATCAGGTCCTCGGCATCGACGCTCTCACTCACCGGGCGATTGCGCAGCGGGCAGAAATAAATCTTCTTGAAAGCCGTGCCACCAAAGCCGAGCATCAGGAGCATACGGTCGGTGTCAGGGTAATACTCAGATGCCACCGCCGTCAGATAGTGGTTCAGGTCGCGCTCCAGAGCATTGGCGATGCTGTCCTGCTGGGTCGTGGAGGCAATGGCGTCATTGCGAATTTTGACCGGGCCATCGGTCGGCAACAGCTCAGAGCGGGCATTCGCCTGAAAGCGCAGGCAAGCCTCAAGCAGAAGCGGGTGTCGGACTTTTGACATGCCCTCGACAGGAGCGCCGTCAGTGGCACCCTGAAGGCCGGGAAGTTCGATCTTGAGGCCGAGGAGCTGGAGGCCCTTTGCTCGCGCTTCAACCCAATCACGGCGGCTTTCCATGTCGTCTTGAATGCCGCGTATCAATTCGCCAGAGATGGCGGAAAGCGTAACACTATCAATATCATCGACGAGGTTTCTAAACCAATTTCCGTAGTCTTTCTTATCTTCATTCTCTTCAATCGGCCTGCCATCAAGGCTAACAGCAATCGACCCATCGGGATATTCGATGCGCAGCACATTGCCAGCGTCGTCAGTCAGCTTGTTCTCTGACCCCTCGGCAATCTCCACCATGACCTCGTCATTGGCGAAAGGCAGTTCAGGCTCGGCTGGTCCGGGCTGACGAATGTTGGGCACAAGGCCGGGTGTCATCGGCATAGTTAATTCCCTTCAACGGGCAGTTTTTCCATCTCTTTGACAAAGCGACGGATGCCTTCCTGCGCGGCCATAGTATCGTTTTTCGCCATGATTTCATAGACGCGCACATAGTCATAGGGAGCCTTGCCCCAGACCTCGACGCGGAAGTGCCCGATTGCTACCGGAGTCGCGGGCTTGATCGCATCAACCACCGCGCTCGCCAATACCTGTGCCATTTCAGTCCCCACTAAGGATTTCTAGGGCGACTATAGCATATTTGGAGCGGGCGATGGGGATCGAACCCACGACATTCTGCTTGGAAGGCAGAAGCTCTACCTCTGAGCTACACCCGCACCGAAATCATCAGTAGCAGTTGGTGTTGCAGTAGCTTCCCGTGCAGCAAGTCGTACAGGTCACATAACGCCCGTTCACGAAATAGGTGTGCGTCGTGCAGGCAGCCATGGCAGCCGTGGGTGCCAGAATGCCGATGGTCAAAAGAACGGCTACGATCAGTTCACGCATGTTTGCCCCCTCCGAAAAGGACGGGGCCGAAGCCCCGCCAGTCTGAGTTTACGAAACCTTGGAAGCTGGGTGTCCCCAAGGCCCAATCATCATACCTCATACAACGGCGCAGGGGCAGAGCCATGATGCACAACGTTCCGATCAAATTCGGCCAGACGCTCTGGGCTCCTGACCAACAGACCAAGCTCGCGCACATGCTTCACTGCCATGCTTACGGTATCAACCAAGTCGTCATGCTTCGCCTTCGGGAAGGTCGCAACCTGAGTGATGACCATATCGGCCCAAGCACGATCAGGCGCGTAGACCATCCCTTCCGCGAACAGAGGCGCGACCGAGTGCAAGCGCGAAAGCTTATCGACGCCCTTGGGGTCAATGAGCTGAACCGCCCAATCCTCATGCCCGAACATGCGCCGTAGCTCTTGTGAGACGCTGATGCCTGCCGCCTTGTTTTCGATGATCAGCTTATCGACGTTGCACATCCGCATGGTGTCGGCCACCTTCAGCGACAGCTCATGCAGCTCCAGCCTCTCCTGCCAAGCATACATCAGCATCAGGCGCGGATGTTCCTCGGTGTAGGTCCTCTTGATCATGGAAATAGCCTCGCCATCGCGGGCCGCCATTCGCGTAGTCTGAGCTACCTGATCGCCCCCCGAATAAACACCCCACACCGTCAGGGCAGAGAAGTCGTTCTCCTCCTTCGTCGTGTAGGCCGTGTCCAAGCTGGCAATCACATACTCCATCGGAGGGAAGGCATCTCTCTCCCACAGGTTCCACCATTCTCTCTTGATCACACCACCGCCAGCAGGCTCAGGGCGCTGCTGAAGCTGTCCCGCTGCCGCATATGGGCCAAGGGTCTTCTCAAGCAAAATCACTTGTTCTTCATCAAACCGCTCAGGCCACAGAAGCTCGCCAGCCTCAGTCCTTGGGTCTTCCCAGATGATCGGTTCGCCATCGTCCGTCGCCCACTCAGGCACCAGCACCGTGTGGAATGCCCGCTCAGGCTCATAGCGCATCGGCAGGCAAAGATGGGTCCAGTCCCCGATCTGCTTCTCCAGCACATGCCCGGAGATATCGCGTTCATTGAGGCGCTGGGCCACGACGATGCGGCAGCCATAACCGGGCTTGGAATTGTTCAGGCGGTTATACCAAGCGGTATCCCACCAGTTGATAGTCGCCTCAATCATTGCCTCAGAGTTCGCTTCTGCCGCGTTGTTCAGGTCGTCTCCGATCAGATAGTTGCCGCCCAAGCCAGTGGTTGAGCCGCCGACCGAGACAGCATTGCGGATGCCGCGCTTGTCGTTTTGGAACCGGGTCTTGGTGTTCTGGTCATCGACCAGACTAAATCTGTCACCCCAGAGACTTTGATACCAATCCGACTGAATGAGCGTTCGGCACTTCACTGAGTCCTGCAAGGACAAGTTCAAGGCATAGCCAGCGCAGAGGAACTGAACGCCCGGTCCCGACAGCATCGACAGCTCGCTCTGAGCCCAAACCCATGCCGGGAACATCGTCCCAACAATCGTTGACTTCGAGAAGCGCGGAGGCACGTTGATTAGGAGGTTTGGGATATATCCATCGGCGCAGGCTTGCAGATGCGCGCAGATCGCCTGCAAGGCATAGCCGCCATGGGCGAATGGCGCACTGTCGATGTGCGGCCACGCGGCCACCGTGAACTTGTATAGGTCTTCCTCAAAGTCAGCCCGATCCAAATCCCGAAGCTGGGAGTCGATGTCGATCTTCTGGCCGTCTAGGTCAAGGAAAGCCGCCGTCACCCTTTGCGCCCCATGGTTATGTTGGTCTGAGCCCGGACTTCGTTATTAGGCCAGCACCAGATTTCCCGCGTGTCCTCTTGGAAACATACCCAAATAAGGTGATGCTCTGCCCCATAGTCAATGAGGATTTGAGCAAGAGCCTTGCCCTTGGGCGTCTCCAGCGGGATAGGCGGGTTGAGCTGGATCATCATGGCTGACTGCCTCTCCGATCTAGCAGACTCCAGATGAACTGGATGGCCGTGATGATCGCAGCCGATACAAGCAAACAGCCAAGGACGATCAGCAGAAGCTCAAGGATGACGATCATTCTTTCTTCTCCCCTGCGAGAGCGCGGTCGAAAGCGGCTTCAGCCTGTTTCGATCCAACTAGATTGTCTCTAGTTCTGTCTTTGAAATACTGCTTCTGCCTCTGACGCATATATTGCCCTTTACGCAGCGCCGCTTCCAGCGCCTCAATGCGGTCGGCGGCTTGTTCCGCTGTGCGTCCCGGTTCACGCCACCAGTCCTTAACTTCGCGTAGCCGCTTCACAAGATCATCAGTCATCAATTAATCCTCTCTCAAATGAGGAACGCCAATTTCTGGCGGGTATTCAGGCTTTGAACGATGTGCAAGCCTACGCGCCATTTTGAGTTGTTGCTCCAGCCTTTTAACTTCAGCTTCCAGTTGCTCAATGCGGCTGGCTGCGGCATCAATTACTTCATAATCCCAAAACATTACTCCATATTTGAATTTTAGATTTAGCAGTCGCTTCACAAGATTATCAATCATCCTTCTTCTCCCCTAGTGCAGCGCGGGCAATCACACAGTTGCAATCAATGCAGCCGCACCATTGTTCGCGCTTTGCCCATGTGCATTTTGTCAGCATCTTTTTTAGCGCCGCTTCCAGGTGTTCAATGCGGTCGGCAGCAGTATCAATGAGCACCTTCGTTGTGTATGGAGCTAGATACATATCTCCCTCACCTGTATCCCGCAGCCGCTTCACAAGATCATCTGTCATCTCAATTACCCCCTGTATCCCAATTTGCAGGCAATATTGCCTTCAACCTTCTGGCCGCTATCGTGCTGGGTGATGATGTAGCCTCGGCCTGTATCAAGGTCTATCGCCATGTTCATGGTGCCCCGATCACCGATATGCGTGATCACCCCGAAGTTCTTCTCGCGTTTGCTGAAGACCTCAAAAGGCCCATCACCGTCATAGAAGATGAAGCCCTTGCCGTTCGAGATCATGTATTTGATGTTGGTCCCCTTCTGAGTCGTGCAGTCGCCAGTTGCCCAGCCAGCCATGGCCGAGGTGGAAGCCAGAAGGCTGGCAGCGATGATCAGAGCCCTCATGGCCGTTTCCTCAATATCCTAGCGAGCTTGGCCTTATCAGCCTTCGGGATGCGATAGCCGACGCCCCAGACATTCTGAATGGAAACATCGACACCATGCTCCCGAAGCCGATTCCGAGCATGGGTGATGCGAACTTTGGCGCGAGCCTGAATATCCGCCCCATCCAGATTGTCCTTCCGGGCATAGTTTAGCATGACCACGCAAAGCTGGTCGTTGGTGCAGATGTCCGGTGATTTGTAGATCGCCCAGAGAATTGCAGCCATCTGGGTCGAGAGATTGAACCGACCAGCGAACGGATTAACGTCCGGGCAAAGAGTCGCCTTGGTTTGGCGCAGCTCCTCCTCCAGTTCGGCTATTCGGATGCGCAATCGTTGTACTTCATCCAACTGACAGTTC